ATTTGATTAAAGATGCTGATAACCGCGCTAGCGCGCTTTATTGCCTCTTCAGCGCTTGTCGTTCTGTTCATGTACAAGTCCTCTTCTCGCCAAAACGACCACGGCCATTTCTTATACTCAACCGCCCAATGGTCCATCGGAAGTCGCCGGATTCGTATTCTCACTCCACTTCCTCCTTAACCTTGCGCCTCGGCGCGCCTTCACGCACTGGTTTGCCGCGCATCGGACCATCCGGCGCGGCTGGCTTGTAGCCGTCAGGATCCGCGGCAATGTTCTTGAGCGATGCCAGCGGGTCATTCACGACTGGCCGAAAGCGCGAAGCCCTGAACGGCATGTCGTGATAGCCAAATTCAGGATCCTCGCCGCGGTCCAATCCCTCGACCTTGATGCCGAGATATTCGCCGTCGAGGTAGTGAATGAACACGCCTAGCCAGCGGATTTTGTAGACGGCGCCAAGAACCAGCTCGCACGGAACGCTCACGCGCTGCTCTGGCCTATAGCCGCTGTCGACGCAGACAACCCATTGGCCGACGAAAAACTTGTGCGTTGGGTCGAAGTTGTCTGTCATACCGTTCTCCTACCAGCCTTGACGCGATAGCGCGGCTTGCTGAACCAGACGAAACCAATTGGCTGAACAAAGTGCACGTCATCGACATTCATTGACGGCACGGTCAGTCGCTCAATCCACCACACTAGGCCACCTCCTTCGCCATCTGATAAGCGCGGTCAGCCGCAGACGCCGCGCGGTCACGTTCGAGATAATGGTCGTCGCCAGTAAAGGACGCGGCCCGCCACAACTCTCTAAACGTACCCAAGAACGCGGCCTCTGCCTCTGCTGGCGACCAGAATTGCAGTTCGACGCCAAGGTAGTCACGGTGTTTTTCGTGCCATGCCATCGGCGCCATGTTGACGAGTTCGTCGGCAATGATGCGATTGTCAGCCTCGTGCACGACGTCTGGCATGATTTCTGGCAAGCCGTAGCGCTCGGCAATTACCTTCCACAGCGCCGCCTCGTGCAGCCTATATTCGTGCATGCTGCGCTTTACGGGTCGCGGCATGTCGACCAAGTAGGCTTCTGTGGCGTCGTGCAGCAGTCCGCAGAGCGCGTCAGCAGCCGAGCCGTGCCACCAGATCCAGTTGGCGATCAGGACGGAATGCTCGGCAACGCTGTAGAAGCGCTTACAGTGACCGGCGTAGCGGCATTGCAGGCTGAGGCTATGGGCGACGTCCTCGATATGCACCTCGTCTGGCCGAGCGTCCAACGGCCAGAACTGGCGGGCCGTGTACGTTTGCATGAAGTCACCGCGACGCGCGCTGTTGTCGTTGGCAGGAAACGGCGCCAACCCTTCCGCGCGCCGCATATCGTTTATCGTCATGCGCCCTTCACGGACTTTCTGAGCCAGCGCCTCACGCGTCATCGGCCACACAGCGAACGTCTCGACCGCATCCTGCGCATCGTCGCTGCGCTCGACGTAGCGGCGGGCGATGGAATCCCAATTAAGCGGCACGCGCTTTCCAAATGGACGAGCGCTGCGGTAGTCTGGCGCGAATTCAATCTTGCCGACGTTCATGCCACCTTCTCCTCTCGCTCGAAATTGTCGTTGGCCGCAGTGCGCTTCGCGGCGCCGGCCACCATGCCAGGGCTCAGCGTCAACCGCGCCACCTCGCCATGCTCCTTGTGGTAGGTGATGACCTTGGCTGATCGGCCGGATAGCCATCCGCCGTTGGCAGCGTAGGCGTCAGGCGCGGCGAGTGTTTCGTGCCGCTCGACCTTCATCAGGTTCGTCGACTTGAGCTCGTCGCTATGCAGATGCCCAAGGTGCGCGTAGCTGTGCTTGGTGTTGCCGTAGATTTCGCGATAGCGGCCAGCGAATACGGAATCCACGTTGTCGATTTTGCGGCGATGACCGTGATGATAGAAGAGCGAGACATTGCCGTGCTGATAGGCGTAATACGTGCCTGACGTGCGGTCGACGGTGACGCGCGGCTCATCTTCGTAGAACGCCGCGAACATCTCGCGCAGCCAAACCTCGCTGGCCGGATCGTGGTTCGCGTCGCACATGATAATGTGCACGTGCTTGTGCTTTGCGAGCAGCCGCGCCGTCGTGCGCCGCAGGAGCCGTATGCTTGTCCGAACCATCTTCGGAAAGCGGCTATCGCCGTCCAGAACGTGCTTGCTCGTCGGCGTGACGGATTCGAAGCCGTCCCAATGCTGCCAGTCGCCCATCTGCGCGAAGATTGCGGTTTCGGCAGGCGGAGCTAGGTCGATCGCAGAGGCAAACCAGTCGTCGACCAGCCTCTCGCCAATGGCCAGATCGTAATCGTCCTGGCCCGTTTCCTCAGCCCATGCCAAAGCGCCAAGGTGCACGTCGGTGACAGTGTACTGATTGAGCAGCGTGTCAATCGTGTAGTCGGGAGCGCGCACCGGCTCTATGCGCGGCACTTCATCTTTGAGCGCATCGATAACGGCGCGCATAGCCGCTTGCTGCGCCACCTTGTCAGGCTCTACGCGAAGCCAGTCTTGAATAATCCGACCATCCGCATCGCGGTTGACGGTGATCTTTCCTGTCACATGCGTCGGCGGGATCTCGAATACTTCACCCGGAGCCTTGACCTGCTTAACGTATGTGTTGCCGACCTTCTTCGACAGGCTCGAGATCACGTAGCCAGGCAGCGTTTCGGCTGGTCCTAGCAACCCCCGTTCCGCCGCTTGCCTCAGGTGCCGCTGCACGGTCTCACGCGACACGCCGAGAGCCTTGGCTGTTGCCGTCTGGTTGCTGTCGTTGGCGATGTACGCGGCGTGCGTAGCAAGCAGCGTCTCGTTGTCTGTGGGAGGTGTTGGCAATATGCGGCTCCTTATGCGATGCCGACTAGGCTTGCTTCATCTTCGTCAAGCGTGACGAGGCCATCGCCAGATGCGGCGGCTAAATCCATGATTGCGGTTATCCGCGTCTTGCGCCTTTTGAAGGGGAGTTCAGCCCACCATTTGGCCGTATGGAATATGTCCTCATCCATGCAGTAAGACCGCTCGCACTCTTGGCGCGAGCGAAGGCGCGGTTTGCTGAACGGCCAAAAACCTCCATATGGCACGTTCATCATATCGGTGATGTTTTTCTCGTGCACGGCGACGAGCTTCGCCGCGTCCTGCTCAATCTTTGCTGAGCACTTCTTGACAACATCCATCGCACGGAATTCTGCTGTAGCCATCTCTCACCCCCCAACGTTCAATTGCGGCTGCTCAGCCTGTTTATGCTCGGTGTCAGAAACGGGCGGATCGCCATCATAAGCAACGCCGCCTTCCGTGCCGACTTCGGCCTTGACGCCGTTCCCACCATCCATTGCGGCTTGCAGCGCGTTGGCTTGCGCAGTCGAGTACGGCAGGCGGTAGAGCATTGCCGGCTGTCCTTCCGGCTTAAGCAGTGCGTCTATGTACTGGTCGACCACGATGTCGGCACCAAGCACCTGATAATTGCCAGGCGGCGGCGTCGTAAGGCGCGGCGTGCCGGTTGGCACCCACAGCGCTGCGGCGGTTGCTAGCGCCATCGCCGGCAGTACGTATGGCGTGCGGTAAGCGAACCATGCGTAGGCGCAAAGCGCGAGCATAAGCGCCAGCCAGGTTGAGGCTAGGGTTAGGGTCATATGCCTTCCCCAAGAATGAGCGAGAAGAAGGTCGTTATGCCTGCGACCACGTATGCGGTTTCCATAACCGGCCCTGACGGATCTAGTCCCCATATGTACATGAGCGACAGGATCGCCGCCCAAGCAGGCGCTACTAATATTGCTAGCATCCCAAGTCCTCCTCTGGCCCCATCCACCACAAGCCGAATGCGCTCATACCTACCGTGCCGGCAACTATCGCAGCGAAGGCGATGCCGAGCCATGCGTATTGGGTCATGGCCCATACTCCTTCTTGACGCATTCGTAGTGGATGCTGGCTACACCAGGGATTTTGGAAAGAATGTCCCGCGCCAATTCGGCGCCCTGTAGTTGGCAGCGATACTCACTAGCCACCTCGTAGCGCATCACATCAAAGGAGTATCCTGGCGCGGCCTGCGTCAGCGTCATGATGAGCAGAAACTTCATGCCTTCCTCCTACTTGTTCGCCGAACGCAGCGGCGCATAAACCTCATTGCTACCCGTCACCTGGCCGTCCGCGTCGAGCGTGAACCGCGCAACGGTGCGCTCCTGCTTGGGCTTAAGATCCATGTTGCGCGACACCAGCAACCTGCCGTTAAGCGTGACGTCGACATGCACCTTCACGCTATCGGCTGGCACGGAGAATCCGTGCACGTTCACGATGTACTCGCCTGGCGGTAGCGCGCGGCAGAGCGTCGTTTCTGAGTTGACAGGACTGCCGTCGCTGGTTGTGCCGAGGTCGTCCCGCACCAGCGCGCAGTACTTTCTCGACTTCAGCCCTTCCGGGTATCCTGTCGGCTTGTCGTCATCCGGCGACTTAACCCACAGGTCTACATCGATGCTACCTTCCGGCCAGCCTGCAACAACAACCAAAGCGCCTGGCGGCGGTACGTCCTGCTCGGCCTTGGCTGGCGGGTTGATGCTTTGCATCGCCACGAACGCATAGGCGCACACCGCGAAGAACGAAAGCAGCAAGACGTCCGCGTATGTCCAGAGCCAATCGTCGCTATCTCTCGTGCGCGCCGACATCAGAGTTGGCTCGCGCGGATAGCCTCGGCGGTACGCACCAAGCGAACGTTCACCATCGACCAGAGCGCAAGAGACAAGCCGACAACAGATGATCCGTAGGCAATGCTGGCTCCTGATAGCATTGAGCCACCAGCCACTCGCGCACCTTCTGGCGTGGCCATGGCCTCTGCGGTGACCGCACCAAACGCCGATTTGATGCCGTAACCCGTGCCGATAACGGCCAGGATGAAGAGCGCCTTGACGACAAGGTCCAAGTGCTCGGAGCGGATCAGAACGACGTCGATGCTCTCTCGCGTTGCGCCGGTTAGACGGCGCGCTGCAAGGAATGATGCGGCTACGCCATAAGCAAACACGGAAACAAGCGCCAGGACGACAGCATGCGCGAAGAAGTCATGCAGCGAGCCATTCCACCAAGCCCACACGGCAAGGCAGGCGCCAGCGAAGTTGACGATGAATAGGCGTTTGGTGAGGGTCATATCAATGCACCTATGAGCGCGAGAAGAGCCAAGGCATACAAGGTCGCCATAGATGACCATTGTCCGCGAAGCGCGAAGCCGATACCGAGGGACGCATAGAGAGCCGAAGTGATGAACAGCGCAGATGTGCTTATGTCTGCGAGGGTCATGCGGCCCTCCCAAGCAGTCCGCACACAACACTGCTAGGCACCGTAAAGCCCATGCCTCCGCTTGCGGCCTTGCCTTGCTCGCCGTGCACGTCAGCCACGCCAACGTTGATGCCGATGACCTCGCCATTGGCGTCATAGCTTGGGCCGCCGCTCATCCCGCTCGTGATGGTCACGTCGATGACATAGGCCGATTTCCAGTTGGGCAGGTACGGCTGTGCCTTGCCCGAAACCATGCCCTTGAAGCGCAGGAACTCCATTCCGACAGGATTGCCCTCAGCAACGATTGGCTCATCGGCGGCGACATCGCGACAAGCCAGGTTGGCCGCTGTAAACCGGCGCGCATTGGTCGCTCGCACGGCCGCGATGTCATAGTCCTTGTTGATCCAAAGGACTTCGCCGTCCTGCTTGTCGCCGAGGTCGGAAACCAGCTTGACGGTCGGCGCGCCGTACAGATTGCTTCCGTCTGGAGCCTGCCCGGTTACAGACCGGGCAGCGCTCTCAACGACATGCGCCGCCGTGATAATGACGCCGTTGCCGATGTAGACACCAGAGCCAAGACCGGTAGCGAGTTCAATGCGAACGGCGGAGCCGGCAGGCTTGGCATTGGATTGAATGCCGCTAGTGACGGCGCCATCGACGGCGCACGCGCTTAGGGCGCTACCGGCGAGCAAAAGGGTTGCGGCAAGCGTGCGGCGCATTGATGGTCCTCCGGTTGTGGTGGTGTTGTTGCGAATGCCGGTATGCGATTCTCAATATGCACTTTAGGCGTTTTCGCCTTTTATGTCAAGCAATATATGCTAAACCGCCTATTCGTTGCCGCTAAACGCAAAAAAGCCCCGCTGCCGGTTAGGGCAACGGGGCTGAAAACCATGCTTTTTCTAAGCGGCGCGCTTGGTGGCTGGCATCCGGTCAACGAGCCGGTCGATGCGGTCGCCAAGACCTTCAATTGATGCAATCATGCGCGCCTCACTGGCGAGAAGTCGCTCCTCGAGCTTCTGCAAATTCTCAGCGCGGATGTATTTCTCTGAAACGTAAAGCTTGTATTCGTCCAGCGCCTTGACGCCGGCCGTGATCTGTTTCTGTAAGAACCACCACATGCCGCCGACAGAGCCGGCGAGCGTAGCCAGGCCGATTACCTGGTCCCATGTAATCGCGCCGTTCACTTCGCCACTCCCGCGCCGCGCAGGGCAGCATCACGCTCGGCATAGAATTCTTTCAGGCCGCGCAAGCGCCGGCCGCAGTCAATCAGCGCCTTGCGATCGGAAATCCACAGCCTCTCGACGTCGCCCTGCTTCAGTTCGCCTTTCGGCAAGCGCACAGGCCCTAGACACGCCCGCACAAGCGCGCGGTCAGGCTCGCTCAGCGTAGGCGGCGGCAAGACCTTAATGGACTGAGTCGATGCGCATCCCGCTGCCGTCAGACAGGCAAACGCGATCGCGGTCAGGGTCAGCGTTCGCTGCATCTGAGAGTTCCTTGATTTTCTGTTCCATAGCGGCGTTAGCCGCATCCATTTCTGCGAGCCGCCGCGCTTCCGCAGCCTTTGCTAGCGCGTTGGCCTGCGCCTGGCGGCTAGCCTCTGCCGCCGTAGCCTTGGCAATGTCGGCCTCGCGCTTGTCGTACTTGGCCGACCAGACCGCGATCGCGTGCGCCGAGCCTAGATGGTAGGTGTAGCCAAATGCGCCAACGATAAGCGCGGCTAGCAGGCCATACTTAATCAGCGAGGCGTAGCCACCCGTAACGGTGTCGAGCCAGTTCATGAAGGCATTCCTTTAACGTATCCAGAAATCACCTTGACGCAGACAACCGCGCCAAGCACGCCGCCAAGCAAAAGGCAGGCATAACCAACCCACATCATTGCAGGCCCGAAACGCACAGTTCGGCCTCCCCAATGCGTTGAGCGTCGCCCATCTCGCGGCGCAAGACCAAGCCCTGTACCGTATGGCCACCAGCCTTGTTGAAGGCGGTCTGCGCTTCACACGCTTGCCGGTATTGGTTGTTCATCGCGTAGTCGGCAGCGCGCGAATTGCACGAGGCATGAACGCCGAAGTTATAGGCGCCAGATAGCAGCGAAGCTTGCAAGCTCAATGGAAGCTTGTCGTAATTGTCGATGCACCGCGTAAGCGGCTTGTAATAATCGTTGGAGACGCGCGTGATAAGCATCTCGCGGCATTCCGCCTTGGTCTTTGACATGCCAGCGTGCACGTCCTTGGTCTCGCCGTAGCAGATGTCGTAAATCTTGGCGTACCGGTCCCAATGGGAATGCAGCACTAGGCCCTCCCACGGGATGATAAGCGCATCGACGGCGAGCGCTACGGCAGGCGGTGCAGGCGGCTCGCCAGGTTTCAGCACGTAGCCGCCTCCGGCCACCGCGGCGGCTACCACAGCCGCGATAGCCGCCTTGGCCCTGCCGCTAGAGCGAATCTTATTTATCGGCATCTTCTGCCTCCTTGTCGGGCTGCCAAACGAGGCGCGCCGTCCACGCGCCGCCAAGCAGTACGAGCGTCGCCCACCACGGCAGGAAATCCATTGACGGCACAGTGTTCAGGATGATGTCGACCAATGCCGCGAGTTCTATGAATCGCAGCGACCAGGCGCGTTTAAGCACCCGCTCGACGTCGGGGATAAGGCGCATTAGTACTTCCTAAGATAATAGGCAGTTGCGACGTCCTCGCCAATGGAATATGGATGTCGCAACATGCGGAGGGTTTGCGTATGAAGTGCTGGCGCTGTGATGGACTCGGCAAGACTTTCGAATGCCGAGAATGGAAACAAACCCTCGGCAATTGTTGCCCTGATGGAAGTTGCCGGGGCGATTGCCCCGGCGTATCCGTTCAGTGCGACGCGTGCGGCGGAAGCGGCTGGATTGCTGCGGCCAAACAAACGCCAATCGCTACGCAGCAACACCTTTGATCACATTGAAATTAAGTACTGGCGTGTCGGAAGCTGTGCCGCCAGTCGTCCAGAAGGTTATGACAAAGCTGCCAGCCGCGACCGCCGTGATGAAATAGAAGTAGGTGTTCGTCGCGCCCGACTTGATGTTGAGCGAAATAGTGTCGGTTGCCGCGACCGTCGAGTTCGTCACTGTGAACGATGCTGGCGTGGCCGAACCTGCAGCGGTGAACATCGTAATCGCGCCGCTCGGCTTGTTGAGCGTAACGCCAGTCGTCCTAGACGTCGCTTGCGTTACGGTGCCGCCTGCGCCGGTTGTGTAGCCGATGCCACCAGTGCCAGACGACAACATGGCACCCGAAAACGTCAGAATGCCCGACGTATGAGTGACCGTATAGTTGCCGTTGGCAAAATTGAGCACACCGCCAGACGCCAGGAACAAATCCGACCACTGGTTGCTCGTATTGCCAAGCGCTGCGCCGTCGTTCGTTGCCGGCGCAGCAACAGCCGCGAACAGCGTTCCAACCGACATTATGATATTGGTGCCGACCGACATTCGGACGGCGAGCGTGCCGCCCACATAGGCCGCAAAGTTTATCTGTGCAGTTTCGGCTCCGGCTGTCGCGTTGATAATCGTGCCGCCGATATACGTATAGTTGATTTTGTTCGGCGCGCTGTTGTTGCCGAACCAACCAAGCACGCCCAAGCCATCATTGTTGGCTGGCGAAATGCTATTGCGGTAGATGTCCACCATCGGGCCGTTTCCGGCTCCTGGCTCGGTACTTTCAAACGATACGACGCTGGCGAAGGCTGTGCTGGTGCGGAACGTCATCAACTGGTTGAAGAAACCCGGCGAATTGCCAATGCCGAATGTTCCGGTTCCAGCGTCGGTTACGACTGCGGTAACGTCAAAGTTGTTGTTCCAATCGATCACCGTATTGGAGACGCCGCCACCTATCTGAATGTGGCCCGTACCACCGATCGCTATGAAATTGTCAGATATTGAACTGCCAATGCCCGACGTGTTGAGGCGGATCGAGTAACCAGATGGGACGAACCCACCACCCACGGAAGCGAGCGGCTGAATCGTGTTGCGGATGATACGTGTATTCGGGCAGGCCTGCGCATAAAGCAGCGCGTTCGTGGTGCCGGTGTAGGAACCGAGATAGGACGGAGTTTCCATCCAATTCGATTCGACGATGGCGCCCGTAACATTCAAAAGGTAGACGCATTCCGAAAGCGTCGTTAGATTGTTGTTGCGGATGACGAGCTGGCGAGCGCCGGTCTTGAGCGCATTGACCAGAATGCCAATGCCATTGCCATTGATTGTGTTCTCAAGGATGGTGATGGAGTCGCCACCGTCCTTGATGACCAACCCGTTGTTGAACCAGTTGCGGCGAATCGTGCAAGAGAAGATGCCGACAGTGGAGCCGGTGCTATCGAACGACGCGCCGCCAGCCGTGCCGGAGAGGAAACATCCGACAAGCTCCCAATTCGAGAGGTATTCCGAACCGGTCGAAGCGTATTCGATGCCATAATGGGCACCAACATCAGTCGAGATGATCGACAGATAGCGGATGCCATACCATGTGTTATTGTTGGATATCCCGGTGGATGGGACAAGGCTTATCGCTGCGCCAGTCGTCGTGGTAATACCAGACGTGAAAGCTGACACACCCTCAAGGACGACATTGTTAGAAACGCTGATTGTGCCGTTGATGGAATAGAGCGCCGGGAAATAAAGATAGCCGGTATATGACTGCGCAAAATTCACTGCCGCTTGGATGGCTGTCGTGTTCGCGGTTGCCGTGGCCGATGTGGAGGCGCCGAAATATTCAACGGTCAAACGGCTGTAGACGCGAACCCATGCGCCGGCAGACGAAGCAATGGCGTTTGCCTTGACATAAACGCCTTCCTGCGTGTCGGCAGTGACTCGCGCCGAGTAGTCGCCAGCCTTCCAGACGAAAACACCTTCGCGACCAACCTCTGTCAGAAGCGCAGACGTAACAATGGTTGTATCAAGGGCCTTGAGCGCCGTTCTAGATGTGGCCAGCGAAACCCTTCCACCCTCGACGGCAGATCCCCATTCGCGAATCTTTGACTTTATCGGCTTGAACGGTCCAGAGGACGGGACGCCATCAATAACGTAATCTCGCCAAATAGTGGCGGCGGTGTCGACCAAAGCGGCCTCCTTAAAAGAAGAAGGCCCGCACATGGCGAGCCCTTAAATGATGATTGGTCTTTTTGGCTTTCGCCCCTTACGTCACCGTAACCGAGCCAGTCGCAACGCTCGCGCTTTCAACGCCGGAGGCGTTTGCGGCCTTGATCCAGTAGTAGTAGGTGCCTGCAGCAAGACCGCCGTCAACATAACTGTCGGCCGTCGAAGGCGGCCCGTACTCTGTGCGCACAAGCACCGCAGAGCCTTCGGTGTTGACGGTGTTGCGGCGGATATTGGCCGCGGTGTAGTTAGCGCTATTCGGCGCGGTCCAGTTGATCGTAACTTGGCCAGTTCCGCCAGTCTTGCTGACCGACGTAACGACACCTGGAGCCGTAGGATCGGCCACAGGTGTTACCTTAAGGCTAGGCGTCGTCCAGGCGCCAGTGCGGCCGGTAAGCGTGACAAAGCGCACCTGTGCCTCATACTGAACACCATCGGAAAGAGCTCCTGGCGTTTGCGCAGAGTTTGCACCCTTGCTGACCGGAACGACAAGCCAGTCGGTGTCGGACACTTTCTTATATTGCGCTTGAATAATGAGCGCATCGGAAGGCGATGCATCGAACGTCAGAATACCATAAGGAACCTGCTGACTGCCGACCGTGATGCGCGTGACGCCAAATGAAAATCCGGTCGGGTTCGGAATGGTCTTATCGACCGACGTCACTTCCGAAATTGGCGCCGTGCCCTCTTCGGTTGCAGCATCCCAATCGTATGCCGTCGATGGCATCGACTGCACCTGCAGCGACACGCCGGTCAGGATTCCGCCTTCGCCAATGACGAATTTGAAATCCTGAATTTCGAACACCTCATTGATGCCGAAAAGCGGATAGGTGATGCGCACAAACCGTTTGCCGAACACAGCCAGAGCACGAAGATTGCACTGGAACACGCCCACCCATGAAGGATTGGCGCGGTAATAGGCAAGCTTCATGAGTCGCCGCGCCTGGCCGTGCGACGGCGCCATATTGAACTGCTTGTCGGTCGCTATCTCGCCGCGAAGCGCAACGTCCGCATCGTCAATCCACTGATCGGCGTCCGTCGACTGATAGTCGTGGAACGGCGACAGGAATGTGGCGCGAATGATGTTTGCGGTTGTCAGCACGTCCCGGCCTCGAGACACCTCCGAAAAGCCGGTGATCGCGTCCGCGTCCAAAACAACGGTCGGCTCAGCCCACGTCCCAACATCAAGCGTCAGGCCGCCATCCGATGTCGGCACAAGGCGACCATCGCAGCAGTCCGTCATGCGCGCTAGAACGTCTGCCGGTCGCTCGTCTAGCTGATAGGATCCCCACAGCCTATAGCGGCTTTCCGTGCCTCCAGCCTTTAGCGTCACAGCCTCATTGCAACGATTGTAAGCGGCAAGCCACCCCGCTGCGGCGAGTGGTGTGTTGACGACGCTTGCCGGCAAGCGCATGCCGTCCGAATGCGTGATGTAATCGCGGATAATATCCGCAGCATTCTCCGACCAGATATTGGTCGATGTTCCAAGACTGTAGACGATCGATCCGCGAGCCACCACGCGATAAAGCGTGTTCAGAATGTTCGGGAAGACGTTCGTTATCTGATCTGACCCGACCGCCCGCTGAATGGCAAATAGCGACGACACACCGTCGCCGCGGTGGCTGGTGTCCCATCCCGCGAATTGCGCTGTAAGTTGAGTGTATGACGTCTCGGTAGGCAGTCCAACGCGGTAGCGAATTTCTGCTTTGGAGTTGTAAGGCGCAGACGTAACCACATTGCTGCCATTGATCGTAACCAGATTGTCATCAATCCAGCACTCTTCGATGGCGTCCAGTTTTCCAGTGCCGAGAGCAATGACCTTATAAAGGTCGCCATTCTTGCTCTCAACAAACGCCCAAGGCCCGGAAGCCTTAACGCGACCATAGTGGCGAACACGCGCCGCAACAGGATTCTTGACCGAAGTCTGGACATCCTGCGGCTTTGGTGCTGACGGGCGAAAGAGCGAGCTTGCCAGGTAAGAAAGGCCGATCGACGCTCCGATCTCAATTACGCCAACAATCGCCGGCACAAGGATGCCAAGTGCAGCGCCGCTGGCGCCGAGTGATGTCAGCGCAAGCAGGACGAGGCTTTCTAGACCGGCATAAGCGCGCCGGAAAAATGACCTGTCGTCTTCCTGGCTAAGCGTGTTCGCTATGTACTTGGTTCTCATGCACAGACCACGCCTTCCAGAATTTGTGGATCGGCACGGCTAGCGCACCTGTTTCATGACGCGAAAACCAGCAGTCGCCGGCATGGATGGCCGGGCACATCACGCCCTTTTCGTTCACGACGAGACCGACATCGCCAGGCATTGGCGTCGCTGTGGCCTTAAAGCCACCAGCGCGCGCCGCCCGGTTGACAAGCACCGCAAACATCTGCGGCACGGCAAGCCATTCGGCAGCATCTTCAGCGTTGCGCAATTGCCTAGCGGCTGCAGCCACTGGTGATACGCCAGCCATGCGCTGCACCCATCGGTCGATTGTGCCGCCGCAGTCCGTAACGCCCTTTTCGTAAGGACGCAGCATCTCGGCGGCGATGTAATCACGCACCGCCGCCAGCCGTTCGGCTTCGGTCATGCTGCCTCGCAATATTAGTATTGGCTAATAATCCGGATAGGTTACTGTTTTTACTAAGATCGAAGACACAAACCCAAAGAACTTGTCGCCCGGCGAGCGCGCTTGCTGGTCTCTGTCGGTGTAACGTCCGTAAGGTGGGCGGCTTCGGTTGAAGAACGCGTTCTCTGCAACAATCGAAATCGATTGCACAGCACCATCAGTGCCTTGCATTTCTGTGCGGCTTACCTTCGGTGGCTGCGCAAACCCCCAAAATATTGGGATTGGATTGCCAACAGTCTGCCACTCTGCGTCGAACAACTGGATATAGATTGTAATAAGTTGCTGGTCGACGGACGGGGTATCTTCTAGCGCCTTGGCTAGGAAACTCAACGCCGCATCCGGCAAACCACTTACCGAAATAGTGACGCTATCGCTGGCGCCGTTCCCTGAAAGCCCAAGACCATCAATCGTGCCCATGCCGCGCATAGGCAGATACGTGTTGCCGCCAACTGTTAGTGGCGTATAGCCGTTCCAGGCATACTGCGCGCCGGACGCCCAATCCATTTTGACCAACAGTGAAACATACACACGGCTCGACGTAAGGAGCGCTAGCTGATCGGATGTGAAAAAGTCGCTCACACGTCCTCCACAAATTGAACGGTGGGAGTCCCAAAGCGCCGCAGCGCAAGATCGAGATCCATGCCGTCATCATTCAGCAGGCGCATGCGGCAGACCGGATCATCGAACTCCAGCCTATCACCGGCTACAATAGCCTCGCGAAGCGGCGGCCGTATGGTCATTGTGCCAGTGGTCGCATCGTATGAGCAAATCCTGTAAAGGCGCTCGCCTATAGAGAAGTGCTGACCAGGCTGGATATCTCCAGCATAGTTGACCGTCACATATATTGTCGTTGCACGCACTGTGGCATTTGCCGCTGCAACCACATCAATAATTGGACTGATCACATAGCCGGAATCGTCGCTGTGGAACGCCCCGTCATCGTGAGGAACCTGCTCATAATCTCCAGCGCTTTCCGCCTCATCCGGGGATGGCTGATAAGCTCTGCACAATGGAATCAATATCGAACCTAGGCGACCCTCTAATAGCACAGCGAGCGCCCTATGAAGGATAACTGCTTGCCGCGACTTCACAATCAAATTTCCGAATGTCGCCTTCCAAATACCCGCATCGCTGGCAACCACCTGTGTGGCGCCGGAAACAGACGCCGGCCCCGCAAGGGACCGGCTGTCTAAATCGAAGGCGACGTTCTGCGGGCGCAAGACTTCTTCGGGCCAACGGATGGTCATGCTGTGGCCTCTTGCGTTGCAAACTCGTCAGGAAAATTCAGATAACAGTCTAAACCATAACGCTCGAACGCAGCCTTGTCATATGCGCGCGCGGCGTCTTCTTGCATATCATAATATCCAAGAAGAATTCGCTTTCCGTCTATAGCGATTCTCGCCTGCCATCGCGCCTTTACCGGCGCAATACCTTTGTATTTTCCGCGCAACGGCGGCTTGCTCCCGTTGACAAACGACAACCTTGCCAATGTATCCTCGGAAAATACGCGCCCCTTAAGAGCCTCCGATATCTTTCTGCAATGATCATCTGAATGTCTTTTGCCGCGCTGCGCCGCCGCCATATTCTCGCGAGTCTTTTCGCTTCTATTTTTGGCGGCTTCCGACATTTTTGCTCTTGACTCAGCCGAGATGACCTTCCCTTGCTGGGCTAAGCCGACCCTTGCAGCGTGCTCAGGCGACTTCTTTACGCCCGAGAGAGATGCAGAAAGCTTCGCCTTGGTGTCTTCAGTCGGCACTCTACCGCGACTTGCGTCACCTATTTTGGCGCGAGTTTCAGCCGATAAAACTCTCCCCATCTTGGCGGCGCGAATTTTAGCCCTGACTTCTGGTGTCGGATTGAAAAGACCATCTCCACCATCAGTCGAGTTAACTAGGCGATATCCGCGAAACCGATAGTCTGCGATTAGTTCTATCTCTTTCGACTTTGCTTCTTCGCAACCAAGACCATCGAATTGAATATCCATGTTAACGATGGCGTCGGCATTTAGAACCGACTTAATCCAATTTGTCCTGTGATTAGGGCGGGCGTCACCATTGATGTGCGCTGCAAGCCTACCCTTTGGGTTGCATGTTATACCGACATACCTAACATCGTCAGGCGTTCGGCTGTCGGCTAGCGTATAAACAACCCAAGACGGCACATTGTCGTTATCAGCCTTCAATGTGCTGCCTCCATTTTGCAGTCTGGCATGATAGGCGGTTTCGCCTATAAAGTCAAGACTTACAGTTTGCGCGATTGTGCCTCTGCTATGTATCCACTCATGTTTCCACGAACAGCCTTAGTACTGCGCTGGACAGCAACCTCAACAATCGTGCCGCTGTGTGTCTTGATGCGGCTATCGGCGATATCCGCCATGCGGCCGGAGTCGTCTTGCAGAACTAGGCGGACAACGTCGGTTGAGCCAGCGCCGCGGGCGGGTATCCGGCTTGGGGTGTCTGGCATGCGTAAATCAACTGGGATTCTTCGTCCATCGGGAAGCGGCACCGCCGCTTCGGGGCCAGCCTCGCCGAAGATTGCCTGCGTGTGAGACACGCCGCCGCCAGCGAACCTCTTCAGGGGAACTGGCTTTCCGTAAGCCGCCACACCACCATCCGCGAAGAGGAAGCTGAACAGCCCGCCAAGAAGACCGCCACCAGGCGTCCCACCAATGCCCTTGCCATCGAAGATGTTGTTGAGCGCGACCTCGAGCAGCTTATCGGCAACCTTCCCAAGCGCGTTTGACAGCGCCTCAGATGCCGACTTGCCAGCCTCGAGATCTTTGATGAAGCCGCCAAGCACGTCTTTGCCGAGCGCAGATGACTCTGCCATTTTTGCGCTAAGGTCTTCGACGCCTTTCTGCATTTGATTGCGGGCGGCGTCGGCCTTTGCGTACTTCTCGGCCAACGCATCGATCTTGGCCGCATACTCCGGCGTAATTTCTACGCCGGCCGCCATGGCGTCATTGATGAGCTTCTGCTTTATTTCGGCTTTCGACTGCGCATAGCCGTAATCGTTAATAAGCGGATTGACCAAGCCTAGCGCCTTGGCTTCCTCATTCAGCAGGTCGATTTGCCGCTGCGTATCGCCAAGGTTGGTGTTGAACTTGTCATCGGCCTTGACAGCCTTCTGAACGCCGGATGGAGATCCGCCAAGGAACAGGTCAGCCTCGGTATTGCGGCGGTCTTTGTTGATTCCGCCGTTGTCGGTTCCAAGCCCGCGGATCGCCTTGACAATCGTCGCTTGGTTGCCAGACTTGATTGCTTCAACGATTCGCTCTGGAAGTGACCCGTAGTTATAGGCGATCGATGTCAGCGCAGCCTGCTGCTTCTCATCGAAGCTATTGAACGTGTCGCCGCCGATCTGCTTTTTGATGCCGTCTTGAAACTCACCAATGCGGCGCACAAGGTCGCGGTTGGCATCGGCAACAGAAACCGACATTCCTTCGGTGATCTTTTGGATCGTGCCGTCAGCAAGGGTAACAGTGTCAGAGCCATAACCGGCGCGGTAAGCATTGACGTCGTATTTAGGCTTCGAAATGAAGCCTTCAAAATCCTTGATGACGCCTACCGCCGCATTGACGCTCGCCGTTTGCTGCTTGGCGATATCCTCGTCTGCAATCTCTTTCGCCGCTTGGATTTTCGCCGCAGCATCGGTGATGGCTACGCCGACCTTTTGGGCTGCGCTGGTTATCTCCTTGGCGCGCTCGTCAACCTGCTTTTGCAGAGTGCTTGCCGCCTCGGCGTTGCGCTGGTCAAAGAACTTTTGCGTCTGGTCCTGTTCATGCTGTATGGCGAAGCCAGCCGCACGAGGATCCGGAGCGGCAACGTCAACGCCGGCCCTCGCAGCGCGCGCCAGAGCTTCGACCTTCTGGAGTTTGTCCAGCAGTTCGTCAAAAACCGACAGCAAGCGCGAATACATCGGATCGTCGCCGAAGAGCGCATGGAGCGCCCCCTTGGCGGCGTTGGCGTGAAGCGTACCGTCGTCCATCTGCTTTTTGAGCGCGTCGAACGTCGCAACGGCATCAGGCTTCAGTTCGACAATGGAATCGCGGAAGTCACCGAATGCGGAGTCGAGCGCAAGCACCTCCTTGCGCGCCGGCACCAGGGCATCCATGCTATCGAGTATGGCCTTGATGTCGCCGTTGCCAGCAATTGCGCCACCGACCCTATCCAGGCCCGTTACGTTGCCGATTAAGGCGCCGGTCTTCTCTGCAAACGCATTGATGACATTAAGCGCGTCCGCCACCTTAGTAAGGTATGCAACGCCATCGCTATTTTTCAGCCCGTCAAGCGAGGTTGCAAGGCTGTCAATTGCGCCCACAAGGTCGTGACCGAGGAAGTTCTTCACTTCCGAGCCAACGCCAGACACTTCGGCCAGTTTGCCAACAAAGGCGGTGAGCGCATTCCCAACCAGCGTAAGATTGTCACCAATCGTCGCCTGCGTGGCGCCAAACGCCTTGTCGATCAACGGCTTTGCATCAAGGATGGCCTTGAACACGCGGTCGACGGACAGTTTGCCGTCTGCGCCAAGCTGTTTTAGCCCGCCGATAGTAGTCTTGAATTCGTTAGCGATCGCCTGCGCAATAAGCGGTGCATTCTCGCGAATGGACCTAAGTTCGTCGCCCTGCAGGATGCCGCTAGAAAGCGCCTGGCTAAGCTGCAGAATGCCAGCTGCTTGTTCGCTCGCCTCGGCACCACCCGCCTTGAATGCCTTGTTGACGATCTCAGTAGCGTCGGCAACCTGTTGCTCATTCTTGGCAACGCCAGCCGTGGCGCGCAGAAGCTTGGCGTAAAGGTCGACGGTCTCCGTCAGGCCGGAACGTGTATCTGTGGCGATCTGGTTGATTGCGTCTAGCGACCTTGCCGACCGACCGCTTACGACTGCGGAGGCCGCAATCTTGTTGCTCGCCGTTGTCCACGCGTCGGCATAGTCCTTGATCTTATCGACCGCGAAGGCGCCCGCAAGTCCCGCAGCGCCACCCTTAAGGCTATCAATGCCACCTTTCAGTCCGCCGAACGACAAGTTGCCGAACGAAAGACCTTCGTTCAGTTTCTTGTTGGTGTCCTGAAACGTGCGCTGGATGTCGGTAAGCTGCTTTTTGGCCGTAGCATTAGCCTTGGTAAGCGCCCTCTCAAACTTGGTCGTTGAAGCGTCGAGCGAGACGATAAGGCGCTCTAAATCAGTTGCCATCGCCTTCGCTCCGTGCTATAGGCGCGCACATGGACACGCGCACCGCAGTTTTTATTCTTGCTTGCTTGGTATTCGCCGGTTCGGCGATCGCCGAACGCCATCCGCGCTCCGGCATCATTGAGGCCGCATACAAAACGCAGGTCGAAAGCCATCAGTCGACAAACATCATCGACTTGCGCTAATCGTCAAAGCCAGCAATACCCAACTCGCTAAGCCTATCATCACCGATAACGGTTTGATCTTTTTTCGGCTTGCCGCCATTGGCTTCTGAATAGCCTTGCGTGGCGTCAACGAATTCAAGCAGCGTCATCAGGCCAATTGGCTGATGCAGAACGCCAGCCCACTTGTAGATTTCCGACCAGCGAATCTTCCCGCGCGGCAGCGGCTTTAATCTTCCGCTACCGCTTTCGGTTCCCCCGCGTCGTCCCCACCCTCCTCGCTAAACAGCGTATGAGAAAGGATAGCGCGCGCCAGGAGGACGTGCTTGACGCCGAAGTCCTCTTCGATGTGACGGCGAACTAGTTTACGCGCATCTTCCTTATCCAACCCGCCGCCCTCGAGTGCCAGGCGGATCGTCGAAATGATGTCGTCGACGCGCCATTCGCCATTGATAAGGCGAGATAGGATAAACGCCGGCCCAGCATCGCAGCGCTCTTGTAGAGCTCGCAATAGATCGATCGTGAGCAGGAAGGTGTTTTCCCCTCCCGCCCACGTTATGTCGACTCCTCTAGCCATTCACGGCTCCTATTACGGCTTGTTCGTGCGAGTCGGCGCGCCCGAGAACTGAAGCTCGATATCCGCGGTCACCTTCTTGCCCTTGGTGCGCTGATTGGTCAGGTGCGCCAGGAGGGCCGGGCCGGACTCCATGTAGATATCGCCGGAAAGCGCCGCGGTGTCGCGAATGCGAACATTCTTCGTAGCCGAGGAGTAATACCAGGCCTTGAGCAAGCTCTGGTTCGACTGCGCCCAAATGCCGGTTGCCGACACGGAGACTTCAATCGAGCGGACCTGCTTTTCAATGCTAAGCGGGAGCGACTCGTCGGCGCAGTCCGGGATTTCCGAGCTGTCAATCGTCGCGGTGCGCGTAATGGTGACATCGGTCATGCCGCAGATCGAGGTGTAAACCCCGCTGCCAGCGACGAACTCGACGTCGAGGATCATTTCCTCAAATTTTTCTGTGACAGGCGTTGCCATGGTTGGCCTTTCTGTATGAAAAAGGCCGCGCTAGGCGGCCGGTTCTTTGGTTGGTTCGGCAGACTTGCGGCCCTTGCCGGGCGGCTTCATCTCTGTCGCCTTGCCGGCCGCTACAGCGGCATCGACAAGATCGCGCGGGTAGTTCTGCGGCTCCGGACTTGCTGCAACCTCAAAGGCTACAGGCTGACGCGGGCGCCTATCGTAGTGGAACGCATCGCTAAACACGGCCCACGCCATTTCTTCATTCTCCATTACGACTCCTCGATAAGCGCCGTAACGGTGATAATGCCGTGCGACGTAAGCCCGTCAGGATCTCTTACGTACCGCATTGCCGGCACGCGGATTTCGACAAGCGCGTTTTCGGTTGAGATTGTCAGGCTGGCCTCGTGCAAGACCTTCTTAACGCGGTCGCCAATCTGCTTGCATGCTGGGAAGCCAACCAGGCGGCTCCACACATCCAATTGGAATGTATGCTCGCCTGATACAATGCAGCCTTCATCGTCCTCAACGTAATCGTGCGGACCAAAGCTAATATATGCCTGTTTAGGCAACGCAAATGCAGTTGTGGATGCTGGTGGCTGATCCCACACGCCATTGATTAGCGCCATAAGCGGCGCGTCGTTCTTGAGCGTGTTGAGGATCAAGTCTTGCAGGTCTAACGCAGCGCTCATTTGACTCCGTCCTTAACGCCCTTGGTAATGGCGCGAGTTATGGCCGCATTGGCGCTACGCCTGTTGGCGCGATAGATCGGATAAAAGAACGGGTGTGCAGGCATGCCTTGCCGCCCAAACTCTTGGAACCAGGCGTAATACTCATCGCCGGCGCCTGCAAAGATGCTGATGCGCAGACCGGTCTTATCGGCGCCCTGCTTAAATGTCCTGCCGCCTTTACCAACACCAACGTGACCGATGGTCATAGTGCCTTTAGGCGCATTGCCCCAGCACCAGCTAATGCTCATCTGCAGGTCGCCGGTATCAAACGGCGCGTGACGCTTCATCTGCGCAACTATCTTATCGGCTTGAGCCGCCAAAACATCACGCACTTGATTGTAGACGCTTTGGGGGATTGCCTTTGTGAGCTTGCGATTTAGGTTCGCAAGCCCTTGGGTAATGTTGTTGTCCACCATACGCGTTGTTACCCGCTGGCTACGCCA